CAGACTGGCACAATGAGCCTGCGGATCATCGATCAGAATGGCGATTTCAACCCGATGAACCCAGCAAGCCCTTATTACAACTTGCTGACTCCAATGCGTAAGGTAACCATTACTGCGAGTTACGAGGGAAATACTTATCCAATCTTTGCTGGCTATATAACTTCTTATAACACAACTACTCCTAAAGATGTCGGTGAGATCGTCTATACTGAGATTCAAGCGGTTGATGGATTCAGACTCTTCCAGAATGCTCAAATTACTACTGTTGCTTCTGCTACCGCTGGTCAAACTACTGGCACTCGCATTGGCAAGATTCTTGATGCTGTCGGCTGGCCTGTTGGCATGCGTGACATAGATGCCGGTCAAACCACAGTTCAAGCAGACCCAGGCACTCTTCGCACTTCTCTTGGCGCAATGCAGTTAATCACCAGCACTGAATATGGTTCTTTGTACATGGATGCCTTTGGCAATGTAGTTTTCCAAGATCGCGCCCTTACATCATCAAGCGTTGCTGGCACTCCTGTTGATTTCAATGACAATGGCACTGGCATCTCATATAACAATGCCCTTTGGAAGCTAGACGATACCCTGGTATTTAACAAAGCCACGATTACCCGCACTGGCGGCACTCCACAAGTTGCCTTTAATCAAGCTTCTATTGACAAGTATTTCTTACATTCTTACCAAGAGCAGAACCTGTTGATGGAAACAGATGCGGAAGCGCTAAATAATGCTCAAGCATTCGTTGCTTCCCGCCAAGAGACTTCAATTCGATGCGATGCTGTCACCCTTGACCTTTACACTAATAACTATGATGCTGGCATTCTTGCCGCCTTGGATCTTGACTTCTTCGATCCAGTGACAGTTACAACCACACAACCAGGATCATCAACCCTGACCAAGACTTTGCAGGTGTTTGGCATATCTCATGACGTACGGCCAAGTAACTGGAAGACCACATTAACCACCCTAGAACCCATCATTGATTCGTTCATTATTGGAACAAATTATGGGATACTAGGCACTAACACGCTTTCATACTAAGGAGTAAAAATGGCCGTTGGATTCCCAGCGAAAACTAACTTCGCCACTGGCGACGTTTTAACAGCTACGAACATGAATGATGTTACGGGCACGTTAAACCTGTTGCAGTCTGCCCAATACGCAGCGGGCAAAAACGAAATTATTAATGGGGCGATGCAAATATCGCAGCGTGGAACTGTCACAATTGGCGCATCTGGTTATTGTTTAGACCGTTATAAATATGCCGTTGCTTCAGCAATTCCAACTGGCACAATTTCGCAGCAAACTTTTACGCCCGGAACCGCGCCGGTAGCAGGTTATGAAGGCAGCAATTTTGCTAGAATTAACGTTACTGCAAATGCTGGCTGTACTGCTTTATCATTTGAAAATCAAATTGAAGATGTTAGAACTTTAGCAGGACAAACAGCAACATTTTCATTTTATGCCAAAGCAGATGCAGCAGCGACACTTGGATCAGTTTCATTTGTGCAAAACTTTGGTTCAGGTGGATCAGGTGAAGTTTATACAGATTTTACAATGAACTCAACGAGTTTAACGAGTAATTGGGTTCGTTATACTGGAACTATAACAGTGCCATCGATTTCAGGAAAAACAATAGGTACTGGCAGTTATGTTCGAATATTGGTACAGACACCTTTATCTGGTGGGGTAGTTCGAAATGGCACTTACGATTATTGGGGCTGGCAATTGGAAGCAGCATCAACCGCATCACCATTCCAAACTGCTAGTGGCACACTTCAAGGCGAATTGGCTTTATGCCAGCGTTATTACTATCGTTCAACCGCTGGAAGTGCTTACGCAAATTTTGGTGTTGGAAGTGCTAGCACAACAACAAATGCAATTATTACTGTGCCTTTAATTGTTTCGATGAGAACAAGTCCTGCTTCTGTTGAATACTCCACTCTAACTCTTGGAGATGGTGCAGGAATCAATGCCATATCTGCTTTAACTATGACACAGACCACGCCTCAAATGGTACAAGTTGAAGCAACTTCGAGCTCATTGACTCAATTCCGTTTATATAGATTATTGGCTAATAACTCAACATCGGGTTATTTAGGATTTAGTGCGGAGTTGTAAAATGGATAATGTCACTTTTATCGTAGTTGATGGAATCGAATACGCAATTATTGATCGTGGAAATGATGAATTTACTTCCATGACTAAAGCAATTTATGACGAACAATTAGCGGCAAATGAAGCCAAGACTAAGTAAGTCAGCAATCCAACTTCGTGAACAGATCGACGACACCTTCGGAGATCGAGATCGAACTTCTGATGGTTGGATCGGCGACACACGACACTCTGCGCGTAAGTCAGATCATAATCCAGATGCTAGCGGCTGGGTTCGTGCCATCGATGTCGATCGAGATCTTTCGGGTCAAGCTAAACCTGACCTTATGCCAGATCTTGCGGATCAGATTCGTCTCTTTGCGAAGTCTGATCGAGCAAAGCGCATCAGCTACATCATCTTTGACGGCAAGATCGCAAGCCCACTCCTTAAGTGGAAATGGCGCAAGTACACAGGTATCAACAAACATGTTAAACACTGCCATATCAGCTTTACGAAAGAAGCTGACCTTAATGGTGAGTTTCTTCAAATACCTATGATCGGGGGATCAGCATGAAAGATCTACAGAACGCAGCAGGCTCATGGGGCAGAGCATTCTTGGTTGCGATTATTTCAATGTACGCAGCTGGAGTCACTGAACCGAAGGCATTAATCGCTGCTGGCGTAGCATCGATCATTCCACCAGTATTGAGATATCTTGATCCAAAAGATGAACTTGGAAGAAAATGACACAAACAGATTTCTTTCAACTCTATATTGCCACGCTTGCGACCATGGGTGGATTGGCTGGCTTTGTGATCACACACTTACTCAGCGAGATCAAGCGACTCAACATGCGTTGCGATGAGATTTACAACATACTTCTCGAACGCTAAACTTTAATCATGGCCCCACGCAAAGCGAAAGCCCTAGAAGATCAGGGTTACACTCCATTAGAGGCTTACTGTATTGGCCTGAATGAGTATTACAAAGCTTTGCGTAAGGCTGGCTTTCCAGTTGACATATGCCTATCTATGATCATGGATCCATTTTCATATCCTGAGTGGATTCTGCCTAAACGCATCAATGATAATCCCAGCACAATGCCGGACTTTTATCCTGACGATGATGAGGATTAATGAAAAGAACCATCGTAGTTCCAGACTTACAAGTTCCATACCACGATGAAGTAGCAGTTAAAAATGTTTCGAGTTTTATTAAAGCGATTCGGCCCGATGCTGTCGTTACACTTGGAGATGAAATCGATCTCCCACAAATCAGCCGTTGGACAGAAAACAAGCCAGGCTGGTACGAGCAAACACTAGCTGCTGATCGAGATATGACGGTCGATGTCTTATGGGAATTGACTCAGTATGCCAAAGAAGCTCACATGATTAGGTCGAATCACACTGATCGGCTTTACAACGTGATCATGAATAAGATCCCAGCATTTTTATCACTGCCAGAGCTGCGCTTCGAAAAGTTTATGAAGCTCGATGAACTGGGAATCTCTTACCATAAGAAGCCATTTCCCATTGCTAAAGGATATGTGGCAGTTCATGGAGATGAGCAGGCAATCAAACCTACGCCTGGCCTTACAGCCCTAGAAGCAGCCCGTAGGCATGGGTTAAGCGTGATCTGTGGACACACTCACAGAGCAGGCCAGTCGGCCTTCACAGAGGCTTCTGGGGGCAAATTAGGGCGTATCCTGCGTGGCTTCGAAGGTGGTCACTTGATGGACATTCGCAAGGCTGCATATACCAAGGGCACAATGAACTGGCAGCAGGCATTCTTGATCGTAGAAGAAGATGCCAAGGGTGTTCAGGTATCGATCATTCACATAGAAAAGGACGGAACCTTTGCCGTTAACGGTCGCAGGTATGGACGATCTCGATAATCCGCTCAGGCGTGACATCGATAATCACATGGACGATTCAGAATTGTTACCATTTCGTTATCAAAGGGTGCTTGATTAGTCCTCGCTAACCTGTACATTCGCCTTATCAGTGAAACTCACTGAGATTAAGGGGCTAAGAAATGAATCTTGATTTTTATCTAACGCTGGTGATGGCAGCGTTTTTAGCAGTAGGTGTCGCAGCTGGTTATGCGCATGGTTACAAGCAAGGCAAAGATGAAGGATATGCACTGGGTCGCTCAGTTGCCCGACACACATTCTGGTCAGAGTGAAGGCCAGTGAAATCCTCGATGAAGCCAAGCAA